ATGCGTTATGCAATCATGGCCAGTTTCTCAGAGTTTAGTGAGATTGAAAGGTTAATTTTAGACAAGTTTTCACCTCCTTATAATACATCTATTGAGGTTTGGATAGCTGATCGAATGAAAAATTTAAAAAAACAAGCACATGATTTTATTGGGACAGATATGAGAAATACATATTTTAAACAACCGGTTTTTTTCAACGGTAAAAGATCTGAAGATAGTATTGGAGGAAAGTTTGACATACCATCAATTTGGACAGGATTCATTATTCACGATCTCCAGGATTTATTAGATGACATGTTTATATATGTCCATACATTAAAAGAACCTTCAAATATACATCATGAAAATGTAAAGGCTATAAACACCATACTAGAGTACCAAACAAAATATGAAAATTTGAGTACTGATAGAAAGACAGGTGTGCACACATATGATAATTTACGGGACATGTTGACAGATAAAACAAGTAATATAGGCCATGACTCAGAAATTCTTAGCTTATCTGTAAATAGGACCATGTCAAGCCTCAAAGGTATTGATTGGAATACTCGTTTTAAAAATCACTTTAATGAGCCCATAAGTAATATCACAAGCACGAAAGCTGCAATACCAGAATATGATAGAGAGTTGATAGATGAAAAAACAAGAAAGCCCGGAAAGAAAGACAAAATAGTGGAAATCGGGAAAAGTCTGTTTATGAAAGAGTATGCAAAATATAATAATACAATTACAAAACCAAGACCACCAAAAATGCTGCGGACAAAGATCTCAAAAGAAAGTTCATTGCCTAATAAGAATAGATCTAAAGTTCATGATTGTATTTTGGACGTTCTGGAACAAAACAATTATATATCAACAGTTTTTGATATGGCTGAGTGGAACATAAACAAAAATTCATCTAAAACATTAGCTGATATATGCATAAAAGCTCAATATGGTGCTAAAAGAGAATTTTATGTAATAAATGTTGGAAGCAAAGCATGCGCGCGAGTTTTGGAAAACATGTTTGAAGAAATATGTAAACAGTTACCAAATGAGATGATTTCAGTGCCAGGAGATAAAAAAATGTTAGTCATGCAAAACTTTATAAATCAAGCACTGTCAAGAAAGGGCTCAAAAGAAAGAGTGTTTTTTGTTAACGGCGATTGTACAAAATGGTCAGCTGCAGAAACAATGGAATGCTTTATGAGTATGCTTAGAGGTTTCCCAGGGCATTTTGGATGCGAATATATAAAATACATGGCCTCTGTGATAAT